ATTTGATACAATGGAATTTTATTTTTTATATTTACCCGCCAGCCAATTGTATGCAATTGAATTGTATTTGATTATCTGGTGTTTTTTATTATATTTTTAATAGAACATATGTTTATCTTGTATTATATTTAATTGTGTACAATACATTTATGATTACAGATGTATTATATAGAATTAAGTTTTATACAATTGACTTTAGTATCTATTATATTTGATACAATACATTTGTATGTGATTGTCTTTACTTGTATTTTCATTTGATACAATTTGATTTTATGTTATTATATCTTATACTGTATTATCTTATATCGTTTATATTTTATACAATGGAATTTGATAATTCTTTTTTACCCGCAACCGTGTTATATAAAATTGTATTGTATGCAATTCAATTGTATTGTGTATCATTATGCCCAATTAATTGTATGCAATCTTATTTTGTATTATTCAATCGTGATGATTATTAATTGTGTATAATTTAATCTCAGGCTATCCTATTGTAGGGTAGCCTTTTTTTATGTCTATTTATATTTGATACAATTTAATTGTGTAAATTAAAACGCTTTATTTGAGCTGTACGGCGTTTTTATATGTTCCACGATAGATTATACCTAAAAATAGCTAGACAAGGCTTATAGCTTAAATAAATGAATTTTAAGGCTATTGACATAATTATATATATATGGTATTTTATTATATTTACATTTAATAGAAAAACACAATTATATTTGATACAATTCTTTTTGTTATTAATTAATTGCATACGATTATTTTTATTTATATATAATCACGCACGAATTAATTTCAGTAAATTGTATTGTATACAATTTATTTGTAAACGATAGTTTACTATGCAATATAATTTCACGCACGATAGTTAAACAGTAACATCGAACATACGTTTGCTTGAGTGGTTGTGGTGCTTGACGTGAGAGCCTGCCAGCCCGCATGGTTGCTGGGTTTTGTCGCCGAGCCACGGAGATGAGGCATAGTGAGGTTGTCCCCAACGGACGGCACCACGTTGGGTGAACACATCGAATATTTTTTATTGGTGTCAAGTTCGCCATAAAAAAGCGGCGAGAAAGTGAGGTCTATTATGACTGAAATTTCCCAAGTTGTAAAAGATGCTCTATATGAGCACGCATCATACGATTTTGATTTCAATGAGTACGGTGAAGAGGTACTTATCTTGGCGTATGAACGTAGAGACGTTGAAGATATTGCCGAATTGTTTAATGTGGATTTTGACGCATTAAATGCTTGGTGGCGTGATTTCTTAGGATTGGGGGCGTAACTATGAGACAGGAATTTTCTGCAACTTACCCAGCAGGTACAGATTTTTATTTGTTCCTCGATGCGGCACGTATTATTGCGGACCATATGGGTGAAAACCTACCTACAGAATTAGGTCTTGACGACCTCGAATGTCTTGCAACAGAGCGTTGCGTATCATTACATACGATAATGCTTGAGCATGAGTATTTTAAACGTGGTGAATTGGACTGGGAATAAAATCCCAGTCTTTCTTAAATTGTGTGTATTTTAGGATTGTAATCCTAGGAGGTATTATGAGCCATAAAAATAATTTTAATGTACTACTAAAAAAAGAGCAACGTAGAAAAAAGGCTGAAGAGAAACGCCATTGTGAAGATACTTTATTCTTATTAGGCGTATTTGTGTTATTAATTATCTTAGGGCAAGTATGCCTCAAGTATGGTTGGGTTATTAATCTGGATTGAGGTGATGTTGTGTTTAAGCCTAAAAACGCCCTAGAGATTTTGACCGTTAGAGCTTTTTTATCATACTTAGATAAAGGCTATGGTATATTACCATTAGGTAACAGTATTTTTGCTGTTGCCTATGAAATCTATGTTCGTGATTTTTATAATGCATGGGATTATGATGTAACGTGTATTACTGTGCGAGGTGGTCATCTATACGTTGACTACTATAACAATCATGCTGAATGTTATGATGGTGATACAGCACCATTATGGACACCAGAGGAGTGTTTGTATTACACGCTTTTATCAGTTGGTTTAATAAATGAAGGTATGAAATATAAGGATTTTGTTGGTAAAGACCGTAAATATCGTCAACCTTGGAAATATTATTGGAAAGTGGACTGGAACGTAGAAATGGAGGATAAAAATGCATAATGATATTTGGTGGCTTGCATTTCTGGTAATGGCAGGAATATTTATTATTATCTTGGGTTTGGGCATAATCGCCCTTATCTTTTAGGAGGTGGTATATGGGATTAGATTTATTATGTCTTGGAATTGCAGTATATATTGGTTACTGCATTTATGTTGTATTCAAACAATAAATGTTTGACAGGAAGGAATTCATTATGGCTAGAACAGTTTTTGGAATTTTTAATTTATGGTTATCCGAAAAACAAAAGTTGGATGCTAGTGTAGGTAGAGAAATTTCTACAGACCTCAATGGTAAGGAACTTACCATTTTAGCCAATCAATACGGCGTAAATAATGTTGTCGTTGAATTAGCGTATCAAATGTGGGGTATGGTTAAGCCTACAAAGGCAAGTGTTGAACGTGTTTGCCAACGGGCTGCAAAACTTAACATGAAAGAACGTGTATTTTTGTATAACTCCTTAGTTCCGTCTAAAGATATGGTGTATGATAACACAGACATTAATCGTCAAAAATGTCGTGGTCAATTAGCTGCAACAGTAGTATTAGAAAGCCATGATATTGGCTTATTTTCCCTATCTGATAATTACTTCTGGAATGATAAAGATTTTGGCTTTATGAGCTTTAATGAGCTTCGTTCTAGTGAATTATCTGGAGCTATCCAAGACTGGTTTGATATCGAAAAATAAGGAGGCAGTATGCACTTTTTCTCTTACGAAGGGGAGTTGATTAACAAAACTCCTCATGCAATTACACTACTCGACAATAATAATGAAATTGTCGAAGTTATTCCTGCCTCTAATGGTCAAGAATGGAGACTTGATGAAAGTACGACTATTAAGGGTCGTATTAATGGCAAGCGTATTAGCAAAACTGTTTATCGCTGTTCACAATTACCAGAACCTAAAGAAGGTGTATGGTATATTGTGAGTGCTTTGTTTAAACTACATTACCCAGAAAGAACTGATTTATTAGTTCCTGCTGAGGTGGTACGAGATGGTTCTCGTATCTTAGGTTGCAAGAGTTTAGGAGTGTGAAAATGAAAAACTTAGGATTAACTGTAAACTCTGAAACAGGGTTTGCTGTATATAAAAATAAAGACGGTGAAATCACCTTCACTGAGTTTAGTGGTTATAAAACTTCTAAACTTGACAGAGCTTCTGAAACTATGAAGTCTTTCAAGAAAGGTGAATACCGCTTGCATGTGGCAAGAATGTATAGACCAGAAGTATTACTAGTTCAAACAGACTTAGACCCAGAAGCTATCAAATATGGTGCATTGCCATACATTGTTGGTAGTCCTAACCACGATAAAAATACGCTTCGTATTGGCACCATCCTTGATAAACAATACGTGAGCCTAATTGCTATTCCTAATTTCCAAGTAGATAGCTTCCATGAAAACCTAAAACGGTTTGGAACTGATTTACGTAGTATTAGTTACTACGGTGAAGGCTTATATCAATTATGTAAAGATAAAGCCAAAAAGGATGTACCAACTGTTATTATTAGTGGTGATGGTACCACAACTATTGGTTTGGTGTTCATCAACGGTCTTTTATGTGCAGCTCGTTATTACAACGATTGTGAACATAAAGCTGGCTTCGTTGAACGCTTAATTGCAATGACAGCATTAGCACAGGATTTACCTAAATGTCAAGTAGCTTTGTTTACTACTGAAAACGATGTTTGGCAAAAACAGTTGAAAGGCTTTGATGTATTACATATCAAGCGTTATTTCAGCGATAAAAAAGAAATTACTAACCCTATGTGGTACAATTCCCTTGGTTTAATGCAAAAGAAAGGTGGTATTTTTAATGCCTAAAAGAACAGTAACAAGATATTTTAAAGTGTTCTATGCAATGAAAACAAGCTCTTTAAGTGATTGCTTAACACAAGTTGGTCGTATAGAAGAAGGGGTAAATGGTACAATCGAAGTGTACTCTAACCCATTCTACTCTGAAAAAGAATTTAGACGTAAACCGTCTAATATTATTGATATTGATAGAATGTTAGAAGGAGAGTGGTTATAATGCTTACATTAGGTGTTAAGGTCCGTGCTAATAACGCTGTATGGACTGTTATTGGTGATGGTTATAATCACGAAGATACATATGGTGTATTATGTGTACGCAATGGTGAACGCTCTTTCTTCTTAGAAGGCGAATATGAAGACACTTACAGTGGTGAATATATTACACCTGACCAAAGCCCATTGGTAATTGACCTACAAACTGGTCGTACAGTTATCAATTATGGCTGTTCTAGTGGAACACATAAAAAATGCAAGTATAAATTAGGTCAAGTATTAAAAGACCGTTTTGGTAATATCCTTACTGTATTAACTCGTGGCGACGTGGTATATTATTACTGTGCCGCTATCGACAGTAAAATCTTCACAATTGATAACGACACTCGTATATTAGGCAAAGTAGATGAACGATGTGCTATTACTGGTAAAAAACTACAAGATGATGCTATTGAAGTTCATACTAAGAATGGTAATATTTGGATGAATATTGCTGATAAGCCAGAATTTATCATGCAATCTTTCGTTAGTGGAAATTGGTACAACCCACAAAACTTCCACCTTATCCTTGGTAAAAACTATGAAAACCTTTACTTGGGCTTCGACGAACTAGATAAATTAGTTGATTTTCCTGACTTTGCAATCTGTAAAGTGTCTGGCATCCCTTTCTATATTGCAGATGAAAGAGACGTAGTTAAAAAATCTGGCATCCATCCTGTTCTAGTGGACAACTACATTGTTACATGTCCAGTTTCTGGTATCGTCGGTGCTAAATATGAAATGCTAGAAGGCTTTATGAATGATAATAAAGTATACTTCCATCCTTCTATTGTTGACCAATTATTGTGCTATAATGGTACATATGGTAAAACAGAAGATGATTTCATTTATGTTGAAGACTTGGGTCAGAAGTTTAGTAAGGCTAAACGCAATGCGTTCTACCGTGCTTCTAACGGTAAGTATTACAGTTCTCAATCTGCGGCTCCTTTGACTGGTCTACATGCTTGGAACTTTAAACCGAAACCAGTATTCAATGGTGAAGGCAAGAAATTCCTAGGTTTAGAAATGGAGTTCCATAGATGTGGTGAGAGCGATGAGCGTGCTAATCACATCATCGCTGATTTGAATAAAATCGTGTATGCTAAACACGATGGTTCTTTGCATAATGGTATGGAATTTGTAACACATCCATGTACACCTAAGTTCCATATGCAAAATATTGATTACGGTGCATTCTTCAGTCGAGTTCAAAGTTTGAATGGACAATCTGGAGCTAACTCTGGTTTACACATTCATGTTAATCGTGATTTCTTCAAAACAAATGAAGCTATTGCTAAGGTAGTTCGTTTTGCTGAAAATAACTTTAAAACATTGATGCAATTCTCTGGTCGTACAGATGAAGATAGTAACTGGTGTGCTAAATACGGTTATACTGTGAAAGAATTAACTCGTATTTATGAAGTAGCTCAAGAAAGTGGTCAAAAATACCGTGCTGTAAACTTACGACCAAACCATACGATTGAATTCCGTATGTTCCGCTCTACACAAGATGTAAATCGTATTCATGCTTATATCCAGTTTGTAGATGTAATCACAGACCTTGCTAATATGAATTCTGTAAAATATATTGGCTGGTCTAATATTGCCAGAGTGGCAAAAAACAAAAAATATACAGAGTTAAGAGCTCTAATGAAAGAAATGGGCTTATTGAAGGAGGCTAAATAATGTGTGTTATCGCTTATGCTGCTAAAGGGTTGCAGTTATCAGAAAAAGAATTTAGAAATTGCTTTGCTAACAATAAAGACGGAGCAGGGTTTATGATTTTTGACGATGCCAAAGGTAAGGTACACATCCGTAAAGGATTTATGGACTTTGAAAGTTTTTGGAACGCTGTCAAGGATTTACCTACCGACAAGGATAGAGTATTCCACTTCCGAATTGCTACGTCTGGTAAAATTTCTCCAGAATGTTGCCATCCTTTCGTATTAAGTGATAACCTTGATAAAATGCGTGAAACTGATGTATTCACTGATGTTGGCTTCTCTCACAATGGGGTAATGAGTGATTTTACTCCTAAAGAAGGCATGCTTTCACCTTACAGTGATACAATGTACTTTGGTGCACAAGTATTATACCCATTGAGAGATAAATTATATAAAGAAAGTACTCAATACCTTATCAAAAAGGCTATGGGCACCAATAAATACGCTATCTTGGGCAAGAAAGGTGCTATTATCCTTGGTAATTGGAATACATCTTCCGAAACTGGTATTCAATACTCTAACGCTTCCTATGAAGAACGCAAAAACACTTACTCTTACTACGGTAGTTGTGGTGGCTATGCTTCTTATACTCACTATTATGAATACACAGTAGTTCCCCCTGTTGGAGAGAAAGACTGGTTAGCAAATTTCACTAAACTGGCTGAGGGCTATGGTGTTTCAGTAGTTGAACATTATGAAGAACTTGGTCGTCATTATGTAGTATTAGATGGTTGGGTACAATCACCATACTTTACTCGCTATGGTTTAAGATATTGCAGTTATGTATCTGGTTATAAAACACCAAAAGCAGAAGAAAAAGTAAAAACTACATACACAATGATTAAATGTGTTGCCAATGGTGGTAAAACACCAATGAACCAAGAAAAGATGAACAAAATGATGGAATTCATTGAAGGTGAAAATGGTTCTGTATGGGACTTGACTGAAAATACAAAAGATAAATCTTGTGTATTCTTCGTAACAAACTTCGACCATCTAAGTGGCTCTCTTGATGATATTCTTTATTCTGTAGTAGGAACAGTTAAAGGTGTGTACGATGATACCACTGGTACTGTTAGACTGGAAGCGTAGTATATGAAATTATTCCCATATCAAAGACAGGGGGTTAATAAGATGCTTAGTCAATCATCCATTTTCCTCTGTGATGATATGGGACTAGGTAAAACCGCCCAAGTCTGTACTGTAATTAAGGAACGTAACAAGTTCCCAACTATTGTTGTTTGCCCTGCTCCTCTAAAAGAGAACTGGAAAAGAGAGTTAAAAACATGGGCTAGCATCGATATTAATGTTGACGATTTGAGCTCTAAAGTTATCGTTACAAATTATGAGCGTTTGGACCAAATTCTAGCTTCACTCAAACGCATTAATATACAACAAGTAATATTTGATGAATGTCATGTATTAAAAACTCCCACTTCTAAACGTACTAAAGCAGCGATGAAATTGGTTGAAGGTGTTCGATACCGTATCATGATTACTGGTACACCAGTATTGAATAGACCTAAAGAGTTGCTTTGTCAATTAGAGATAGCAGGGTTGACATATAAATTTGGCGGTAAAGATAAGTTCCTACAGGATTTCTGTGGAAGTTATATATCGCCTTGGGGCACATCACATGATGGTCATTCTAATCTATCAAAGCTCAATGAAGCGATGAAGAAAGTATGGATAAGACGTATCAAAAAAGATGTGCAGAAAAATCTTCCTCCTAAAACTGTCCACATGGTTCCGTGTTGTACAATATCTCAACCAGAACCAACTTCGTTTGAGGAGATTGAAAAATACGATAGAGAAGTATTACAACAAAAACTTCCTTATTGTATTGAATATATTCATAAAGTATTAGAAAGAGGTGAGTCCCTTGTGGTATTTGCACACCATCGAAATATTGTAGAAAAATTAAGAAAGGAATTTCCTGATGCAAAATACATCGTCGGTGGTCAATCAAAAACAAATAGACAACAGAATATTGATAATTTCCAGATGCACTCTGGCTCGAATGCTAATCACACAAACTTGATTGTCTGTAGTTTACAGGCAAGTGCTGTTGGTATTACCCTAACTAAAGCACACACGGCTATATTCATTGAATATCCGTGGTCTCCATCTCTTATGGGTCAAGCTGAAGACCGTATACATCGTATCGGTCAAACACAACCTTGCGATATTGTATATCTTTATGCTAAAGATAGCATTGATGAATACAGATTGCGAACTCAAAACATTAAGAAAACAATTATTAATCATACAATGAAAGAGGTACAACTATGACAACTGTTGCAAAAATGAACTTGACTATTACTAACTACATTTCCGCTTTATCTGATAAAGAACAATTACGTTTTATTGCTAACTCTTTGAAACAAACTAAAGTATACTCTGCTACTCCATCTGGTGTTGCTCGTGCAATTTCTGAATTCGCTGCTACTAACACTGGTGAAGATGCAGTAGATACTATTAAAATCCCTGTTATCTCTTTGAACGAAGAAACTGCTAAGAAATTCGTATTTGTTTCTAAAGCTGGTACTGTTAAAGTACGTGATTTACAACAAATCGTTTCTATGGCAATTAAAGCACGCACTAAGAAATACATCGAACGTGGTGCCGAAACATCTTATCTTCTTATCCAAGAATTAAAACGAATTGACCGTGAAATGGGTACAGAGTTCTACGAACATTACAAAATGACTAACCCAACTCCAGTAGTTATGGTTCAAGCACCAGTAGAACCTACAGAAGAAACAACTCCTGAAGCTCCTGTTGAAGAAACAGTTTCTGAAGAAGTAAATTCTGCTGAAGTTTCCCAATAATCCAGTGGGGAGCTTCGGCTCCCCTATAAAAAAGAGTGATGAGGTGAAATTATGATAAAAGATATTGAAATTGCAGTTACATATACAGCAAATAGAAATCAACTTGAGGCATTACATTGGGTGGATAGATATACTGACTATAATGTATGTGAGAGTTTATGTTTCTTATTTCAATCTGAATACGATGTAATGGGAAGGAGAGGTTTTAAATATGATACGAAATGGTAGAGTAATAGTTTGTCATACAGGCTACGTCAACAATATATTTTATAATGAGCTATTTACATTTACCGACTGCCATGTTCAAGGATATAGCTTATTTTATTGGTTCAAACGTAATTACGGTATCAATGAAAATCATATTTACAAATATGTAAGGCGGTGAGTGATATGTTAGAAAATATTGAAATACCAGTAAAAACTACTGTATATAAAAAAGAAATATATAAGTTGGAGAATGTAAGTTTTATTCCAACGACACATACTGAAAGACATGTTTTTAATGTATTGACAATTAATTATAAAAGAAGGGGAACATGGGTGTATAGACATGATAGATAAACGGATACATGTAAATACAATAATGGGACCAGCTAGTACTACTAACGAATGTCTTATAGACAAGGCAGAGACCAGTTTGGGAAGAAACTGGGATTGTAAAATTGATAATGAATTCAAATTTGATTATCGACGTGAATGCGTTCGTGTATTTAGATACACAAAGGTGAAAAATGATACAATCTAATACATTAATATCAGTTGTATTTGTCCCTTGGAATAGTGCATTATTAAAATTACATACACATGGTGCTACTTTTTTTGATATAGAAGATAAGTGTGCGGACAATACATTTGTCAAACAGGAATTAACAAATAATTATACTACCGATATGGGTGGTATATTTCATATAGAATTGGAGGAATAATATGATTAACGAGGGTGATATGCTATGGCTATATAGACCGAGAATGTTTAATCATTATCACGGACTATCAGCGTTAGCAAGTAATGTGTACCATAAAAAAAGTTTATTATATATGCATAATTCCTTCTTTGGTATTATGTATGAGCCAAGACAATATTGTTGTTATGCGATAAGGGAGTGGTAATAATGATAGATACAAACAAAACGGTCGTGATGACTATTCCAACATATATACCTGCGTTTAATAGCATGTCTGAAGCATATCTATCAATCCCATACGCTCAACGTGAAAGAGATGTAGCGATAGTATTTAAAGCAAAATTTTCAGCTACTGGATTTGCTGTTAAAATTAATCCGTATAAGGTGGTATTATGTTAAAAACGAATGACAAAATGTACTTAATAGAAACTACTTGGGACAAAACAATACATAATTTATGCGAAAAAGTAGATAATAACGCTTTATATTATTATACAGCAAGGGATGAAGTATTTTTTATTATTAAACAGGCATATATAGTACAACGTGATTATTGTGCAGTGGGGGTATCGCATGTTTGTAAAAAATGATGGAGTAAAATTTAAAATTATGAACTATCCCAACTGTTTATCGTATTATAGACATGTTGCTGATGAAGTATATAGAAATAGTTTTTCATTTATTGCTATTGAAACTCTACTGGTTCATAATTATAATAATGGTAAAAGTGGTCAAGGAATAGTAATAGGAGCTAAATATGTTAAAGGCTGATACATCATTAAGGAGACAGTTTATTATGTCTCCACGTTCAAAACCTAAAGTTAGTGGGTTTTATAATCATACTATTGTATCGCCTACAACTTATAAAACAGATATACAACATGTATTTGAATACAGCTACGAATGTATAAGTAGATATGCAATAGTGAGGATTAAATTATGATTGATATGAGTAAATCAATAGCATTTACAGATTTACGTAAAAGGCAAAATATTAGACGTAACAATGAATATTTACATGATAACAAATATATACAAGGCTATCATAAACCTTTAAGAATTTTTTGTTATATATATGGTGAAGTATTTGCTTCTGATGTAATTAGACCTTTTAGGTTGCAACTTATTCAGAGGTGAGCGTTGTGATAAATAAATACAATACATATAAAATAAAGATTGCTGGCAAGAAATACAGAAAATGTATCGCATTGCCAACAATGTTTCAAGACCCGTATGAATATAGAATGAAAGATATGTACTTAGCTGCATATAGTGTTAGTAATATTTATAAAGTACATTTATATCGTGGAAATGGAGGATAAAATGATTGTTAAACATTACATATTAAAATCAATTACTAAACCCTATCCTTCAATTTCTAAGATAAATAGGTTATATAATATACATGAACAAATTGAGTGGAAAGATGAAACACACAGGTTTTATACAAGTATGTATACAAATTCTTGTTCATCTATAGCTTCATTTTTAGTGAGGGTATATGCAACATGATAAAGAAAAATTAAAGGAGGAATTAAATGCAACGAAAATGCCATTGTTGTAACACATTATTTGAGGTACATGGCAATCAAACATTATGTAATGATTGTCAAAATCCAGCAACAAGAAAAACTTTTAAGCCACATCATGATACATTAACATGGAAACAAAAGTTCGATATAAAATGGGAACAATATGATAATGAACATGAATTTGATGGTATCAAAGGTAAACGTGGTTCCAAAGCTACACATTGTTGTGTATGTGGTGCAAAATTACCACCAGTTAAAGAACGCAAATATGGGCGTTTCTGTAGCAATAAATGTAAAAGGAGTCGTAATGAAACGTAAAATTGTACATCAGTTCCAAGGATATATTAATGGCGTCGAATTTACCAATAAACAATTGTATTATGGCGTAGAATATATACTATCAGAAATTGAAAGTAAATTTAATATAAGCGTGCCTTATACTTTAGTAAAAGATTGTAGGGATGCTTTAGCAAGTATGTATGATGATATTGAAGAATATACTGCTTGTGAAATTGAAGCTGATTTAGCAAGCGATATTCACCATGCAGATACACTCACTAGAATAAAATTTGATAGAGATGCATGGTATCATGATAGATTTATAGAAATCAATCGGAAAATATCTGATTGGGATAACACCTATGGTAAAGACCCAATTATCTATAATGAAATTAATAGTATTTAATGAAAGGCGGTGATTATCAAATAACAGGTTTATATTATTTATAGTATATTTTTGAGAAAGGATAATAACATGGAAACAAATTTAAAAGAAAAACTACAAGCTATTAATGTGAAAGATACTCACGCTCGTGCTACATTCCAATACGATAATCATGGTGTACAATCTTCTATTACAAAAGATACTACAATTTATGAATTGGCTTTACTTGGTGTTGAAGTACATAAGGAAATTGTTCGTAGATGTGCTAAAGAAGGATTACCAGCTGATGAAGTGATTGACGTTGTTCGTGGTATGACAGAAATTGGTTTATACGAATTAGCTAAAGAACAGCTGAAATCGTTGATTAATGACGATGAAATTATCGAACGTATGTTAGATAGATAAAAAAATAAGCCCCTTAATTGGGGCTTTTTTTATGTCCATTTTTAATCTTCAATCTCTTTAATACGATTAAATCGTGCGAGCATATCTTGTGTAACACGAGACTCAATGGTAGTAAAACGTGTTTCATTAATCGTTTTCTGTTCAGGAGCAAAACCAGCTCTATCTAATAGGTCTTTAGTAGCTTGGAATTTCACTTGGTCTGAACGAGCATTGAGTGCTAAATGATACATTTGGTCTGCCATTTCTTCTGCACGTTTCATGAATTTATCTTGGACTATTTGTTTTTGTTTTTCTAAGGCAATTTCCATTGTCTCAGTATGTTCTAGTAGTTTTGTAGGATAGTTAGGTGAATATCCTGCCTCTGCTTTAGCTAATGCTGTATTACCAGTCTCAGCTTTTACACGAGCGTATAATTCTTGTTGA